GTTCATGCTTAGTTATATGGATACACTCAAAGAAATGTCTGCAAGTGCAAACGTCAGTCTAAAGAAGGCGTTTGTACATGCTGGGGTACGCGACTCTACTTACTATAGAGCAAAGCAGGGTCGTGACCTTAGACATAGCACTGCATTATTAGTGGAAGCATCGATTGGAAAACTTTCAGCACTTCAAGAGCGACGTGCAAGTTCCAGATAGTTATCAAGATTTAATATCTACAATGGTAGCTAGACGTAACGAATTAAATATGTCGCAAGAAGAACTAGCTCACAGGATAGGATGCGCTAAGTCTTTGATTCACAAGTGGGAAAGATACAAACGAGTGCCTTCTGGTTTTTTATTTAGCTGTTGGTTGGATGCGCTTGGCCTCAAGATCACGATCCATAAGAAAGAAACTGTACGATAAGACAGGCAAGCCACAAAAATGTGATGCCTGTAGTACAGATACACCTTGGTTCGTTTGTTTATTAGCTACAGAAAGTCCACCAACTTATCATACAATCTGTGTTGATTGTTACGAGGCAGATACATGGCAAGCAAGAGTCGCGCTAAAGGAGACTATCACGAAAGAAGATTCGTTGAATGGCTCAAAGACCTTGGCTTCAAAGCGAAAAGGCAACCGCTATCGGGAGCGTTGGGAGGAGAGTATAGCGGAGACATCATTTGGGAAGTCAAAGGCAACCCAATGGTGGTTGAAGTAAAGTACAGAGACAAGTCTGGATTCCCGAATCCATTCACTGTAGTTAGAGATGTACTGTTCTACAAACGCAGGACAGGCACACCAAAAACATTAGTAATCTTTGATGGCGATGTGTTCGCAGAAAAGATTGCACCATTATTATTGGAGAACCACAATGTCATTTCTACTGATGGCGAGGGCAATCAAGGCTGATATACCTGATTGCTATGCCAAATGGTTGATGGTCGTATTAGCTGACCATGCCAATGAAGATACTCATGAGTGCTGGCCTAGCCTAGCTAGGTTATCTGATCGCACACAGATGAGCGTACCAACTATAACTAGAAAACTAAACTGGCTTGAAGAACAGGGGCTAGTAACTAGAGTGCGCGGATCTAATCAGCGATCAACTTTGTACACCATCTTCCCTATTGCAGAGAGCAACACCACTGTTGCACACAGCAAGTCCACTGTTGCAGAGGGAAACACTAACCTATCAACTAAACTATCAACTAAAAAGAAGATGGCAGTTCCAGAAGATTGGTTGCCAAGTGAGGAATTAAAGCAGTCTATCAATCTTAAGCTACAGGAGAACCAAGACCATGAATATGAAGCGAATCAATTCTGTTGTCACCACGCCAGCAAAGGAAGCACGTTCATCAACATCGACCTCGCTTACAGGGGCTGGTGCTATCGAGCCTTTAACTGGCGATCAGATAGAGCAGGGACTGGCAAGACTACTGGAACTGGCAAGTCCACAAGAGGTAGACAGAAGGCTTCTCATTTCGCTGGAATCGCACACGGGCTATCCAGTAAGAGAAATAAGCAGGACGAGGTTCACTGATACAGATTATCAAACCATTGTTCAACGCTACGAGATTACATGCACCGACATAGATGGCATAGATAGGGCCATAACCGCCGTTAGAAAGGCACTGGTGCCGCTTCCGAAGAATCAGATAGAAGACCAGCTAACCATGCTTGCAACGGTTGTGGTGAAGCCTTCTATGGAGAGTTCAGAAGATCAGCTAGTGCGAATAGAATCATTAGCTAGTTTATTGCATGAGTATCCAGCTGACATTGTACTTTATGCAATAGAACGAGTGACCAAGACATCTAAGTTTTGGCCTTCGTTCGCTGAGTTTTATCAGCACATTGATTGGATGTTGGCTAAACGCAACCTGATGTTAAGAGCATTGGAAAGTAAAAGGGTTGCACTTACTGCACAGTTGCAGTAGAATATTTCAGTAAAGGAGAACCAAATGCCAAGAACATCTACAATATCAAATACAGAAGGACACAGAGAAGTCATCAAAGATTTCTTTGATTCTTTTCCTGCCAATCGCAACACATACAAAGCTCCTGACGGTTATATGTTTGACACACATATATATCATCATAGTCGTAAAGACAGAAAGCATGGAGGCGATCATGTGTATGCGCCTAGAATTGGAGGCACTTGGTTAGGGTGCAAAGTTATAGCTAAAACACAATCTAAATGGCATGGAACTCGTGGTAATTACCGCGTTTACACAACCATGCTTTGTTTAATAGGAGAACCAAATGAATAGGATAGGATTTATTGGCGGTAGCGATATGCGCCGCATCATGGATGGCGATTGGACATCGCTATGGGAAGAAAAGACAGGCAAGGTAGAGCCTGTTGATCTATCAGATAACCTAGCAGTACAGCTAGGCACAGAGACAGAACACTTCAACAAGCGTTGGTTTGCCAAACATCATACTACATTAGAAGTTGAAACTATTGTTGCTCAACATCATGGTGTTGGCAATGGACCAACCAAAGAAATGAATTGGGAAGGCGTACCACTCAAAGGTTCAGTAGATGGATTTATACATACTGATCGCAAATATTTTGACGAGATCATTGAGTGCAAACACACCTACGATATGAACAAGATGGAGGCATGTCTGCAAATGTACATGCCGCAGATGCAGTTCTATATGTGGGTGCATCAGGCCAAAGGCTGTTACCTATCAGTTATCTTTGGCAATCGCAGATGGGAATCTGTTTATGTCATTAAGGATTGGGACTACATCCACAAGATGCAAGTTCACCTGACTGAGTTCTGGAGGCTTGTCAGAGATGACACACGCCCTTTCGCAGATGAGCAGATACCGCCTGTGTCTATAGACAAGATCAAAGTAGATGGCCTAGTACGCAGGGATGCGTCATCTGATAACGAGTTCATTAGCAGATGCCATGACTACATTGAACATGAGCCAAATGCCAAGCTGTTTGATTCAGCCAAGTCTGAACTAAAAGCTATGGTTAGTAACGATGAGCGAGAAGTTTACTGTGACCTTCTCACCATCAAGCGCGATAAGCGCGGATCACTTCGTGTCACAGTTAACAAGGAGAACCAAGATGTCTAAGGATAATCAGGTTAAGGATACACTAAGCCTATGGAATAAAGTTTCCAAGTCAGACCCTAAGTACCTAAAGAAAGTATCATTCGGGTCAAGATCGTTTACAGCTATTGATCCACAGTATCAAGTGCGTAGCGCAACAGAAGCGTTTGGACCTATAGGACATGGATGGGGCTGGTCAAGCAACACCCGCTTTGTAGATGTAAGCAATGGTGATACAGCCGTTATAGCTGACGTAATGATATGGACTGTAAACAGAGATAACTGTTTCGGACCTTTCTCTGGATGCAGAAAGTTCTTTGATTCTGCCAAAGGCAGGATGGCAGAGGACGCACCCAAGATGGCAATCACCGATGGTCTTACCAAGGCTATGTCACATCTAGGATTCAATGCCGATGTGTTTCTTGGCGAGATGGATGGCAACAAATACGCCGCCGATTCAAAGGCTGGCAAGAAATCTGTAGGAGAATGGTAATGTTTTACGGAAATCAAATAGCATCTTTAGATGCAAAGCTAATGGACATAGATCGCAAGCTAGAGCGACTCATCTGGTCTATGAAAGAGCCTGTAAAGAAACAGGTTAAGCCTAAACAAAGACAAAGGTCTGACCATATCAAACCATTTATAGATAGAATATCTGGCAGATATAAAAGCAAAGAAGATCTGGTGAAAGAAACAGGCTTAACATATCAAACAGTTACTACCTACATCAGACACGCAAGAGCCAGTGGCCACAAAATTAACAGGCGTTCAATAAAGATGGCAGGACGAAATGGTCCACAAAGCTACGTTATGGTTTCACAATATAAATTAATAAAGGATAATTAGCATGAACGATTACGATAACACTAACAGAGGCGCGGCTTTCAAGCCGTTTCCAGAGCAACAGTTTATCTTGCAAGGTAAGCTAAACATTATGGGTGATGAGAGTCAGGTAGCACTCATCATGGCTGAGTCTAAGGATGGCAGTAAGCGCATTGAAGTATATCAGCGTGCTGGTGTTCTGTTTGCAAACAAAGATAAAAACGATGAAAACAAACAGCCAGATTATAGCGGACCGCTTGACGGTCTGCATCAAGACTGGCGCATTGCGGCATGGAAAGAAATGAAAGGTGACAATGCCTATATGTCACTCAGAGTTTCAGAGGTGCAAAAGAAACAAGAGGCAGAGGCAGAGTCGCAAGATGAACCATCTAGCAAACAGATTGATGATGATATACCATTCTAATCTGCGATAGTTAGGTGGTTCTCCCTATCGCATAGCGGGTGAGCAGTCGTACCATTCTGCTCATCCGCGACCTAAATAGGGATCGCCAACAACTCAAGCCTAGCAATCAAACGATCTGCTCTATTGGTTACTTGCTTATAGTATCTACTATCTTTTAACTCAGCCCCAGCAGTTTCATAATCCTCTGCTTCTACAGCCGCAATAAACTTTTTAAACTTAGACATGCGCGGCCTACCCATATTAAACATTAGATTGCACAGAATGTGTTGCAGTTCATCGCTCTTACTATCCCAATCAGAATACAGAATCTTGCAATCTTCTATAGTTACAGCAACATCCAAAGCAAATAGCTGACGCACTCGCTCCTCAGATACATCTGTACCTACAGGCTGACCATACTCAGGCTCACCTTCTAGGATTAAATGACCGACACCACACGTTTCCAGACCTATATGATCTAAATATATAGAATAAACACAACCCTCATCATCAGATATTTCTTGACGCAATATATCTATGTTCATTTTTTTAATCCTCAACTAATATATACATGGATGGGGTGATTAACGGGGTTTGTCACCTCATCTTATTTTTTAAATCCTTTTAGCCCACGGATTCCAAATGACGCACCTATTGAAGCAAAAACCGCATACTGAAACCAGTCTGGTGTAGCAGATAAAGCATCGAACCCACGCTCAACATATGGCTGGGTTAATGGAACAAAACACATAGCAATTATAACTATAAACAATATAGTCCACGCTTCATCCTTCCAGCTATTGTCGCTAGACTTAGCCATAATCTTTTCCCAGCCAGCCTCATGCGTAGCGGCAACCTTCATTACCTCCGCTTCTGCCTTGGCTTTGGCTACCTTGGCTTCACTGGTAGCTTTCTTTTCATCAGCCTTGCCCTGTAACCAAGAGCCAGCCAAGTTACCTACAATCGGTATCAATGCCTGTATCATTATCCTTCCCCCTTATGTTCATGACCCATCCATATACCAAACACGCCTGTCATAACGCCCATAACTACAGATACAAATGCTGACTGTGCGCCAGTAGGATCAGGTAAATCCATAAACCATTCAGCGCAACGCCATGACATCATAGTGCTAGCTAGCATCATAAAGCGTGGCAATATCTTCCATTTAAGAAATGTTTCTACACTCATTCCATAGCCTTCTTTATAGAATCTAACGTATCTTTAAGGCTCATACCTTTTGGCATAGGGTTATACTCACAAGCATACTGACGCATACAACCTAAGTAGAGTTCACTTTTGTGTGACTCCTGTGTGTTGTTTGCACCTTTATAAAAACATAAAACTTCCGTAGCTGATAGCTTTTCCATCGCCGCTAATCTGCATGTGGTCATCTTGGGGTCAGCCGCATATGCCTGTAAAGCTACAAAAGCTATAATTAGAAACGCCACAACACCACACAAAACGTAGAACAGCATAAACAAACTATCCACAATTTCTTTTCGGTTTGCGGCTTTCTCTATAGCCGCTTGCTTGACACGCTCTTTCTGTGCCTGTATGCGTCTGGCTCGTTCTTCAACTATAGATTTCCATGTGCCACTACCAAACCTAAGATCAACAAGCATGGATACTTCATATAATTTTTCCTGCGCCAGCTTTGCGTCAATCATTTCTGAAGCTACAGAACCAATGCCATCCATAGCACCGACACCAGATTTTTTATTACGCTCTCTGTTTACTTGTGCCTGACCTTCAAACAGATTGTCGATATATCCAGCGATTTCACTGATGTCATTCGCAGTGCCAATAGCCGCTTTGATAGCGTCAGTAGCTCCTTTGACCAAAGCGATTCCAGCTAGTGCAGTTGAAATGGGTTCCATCAGTACACCTTTGTATCTTTATCTACAGTAGCTGGTAGACAGTAAGCTGTTATCTGTGATCCCTGTTTGTGAAGGGTTTGTGCGTACCATGTACAATCATCTAGCGATTTAAAATACATATCATTGCTAACTAATTGCTTGTCACCCTGCAATCCAATAAAGACAAACAGCAGAAATACATGGATCATCCATTTACTATTATGCCTATAAGCAAAAGAATTGTAGTACCAGCAGTACCAATCATAATGTGTTCAATGCGCTTAATACGCAGAATGGTTTCTTTCCAGCGTTCAGCGCACACTGCCTCATGTGTATCGATCTGGCTTTGAACTGATATGACTGTTGGCTTGCTCATTTTCACCAACTAGACGGAGTTTTAGCCACGATGGGCGGCGTAATAAGATTCTGCAACTGATCATCTAGCATTGCCTGAACTTCTGCTTCAGTCTTGCTTAAACTGGCAAGCACCTTTTCCTTACACCAATCTTTAGTAAGGCTGTCAAAGGCTGTAAAGCTGTCAGCATTGGCTTCACCAGCACCAGCACTACCGTATGCACTTACAGAAAGCGGTGCGCCTTCGTCATTAGTAGCTGTTTCGTGTGTAGCTGTGCAACGCCAATGAATTGATTTTGCTACGTCCGACAAATCACCTTCGGTTGGTGCTGTGTCAATTTGAGAAAAATCCCAAGTGTATGTATTAGCCATTATTCAGCCTCCAGTGCGGTGATACGCGCTTCTAATTCGATTATAGTCTTCACAAGCAGTGGGACGATTTTAGACTGGTCTATTCCCTGATACACAGGAATAGTATTGCCATCAGCATCTAGCTTGTTGTCGCCAACCGAAACGCCATCGGGCAGTTCTTCACCCTCCTTCCACACTTCGACTTCATCTTTAGTGCCACTAATCGCTTCAGGCACAGCCGTAACTTCATGTGCTAAAAAACCATCCACAGTTTTATCTGGGTCAATTATAAAGTTAAAACGGGCTGGCTTTAGTTGCTTGAGGCGAGTTGTTGCATCCCAATCATATGTGACATTTTCTTTGAGCCGATAGTCTGAGGATGTGTTGTAGGCTGTAGCACTACCGTTTGTCGAAATGCTACCGACTTTCCCATTTGGATTGAAAAAGTGAATTAAATCGTTTCCAGTAGTTAAATTGCCAGACATAAATAATTCAGAGTCATGGGAACTCTTAATAAAACCAGAACCTACGACTGAGGCTGATGGTGCCGAAGTGCAGTTAAAGAATGTATTTCCTGACGTATCTATTGACATCCTTACAGTATTTGCATCGACAGCAAATTCCAAGCCACCTTGACCAGCAAGCCGAAGCTTTGGCAAATCACCACTGTCAACTCTTGTTGTAGTCATGGTTACAGAATGTGCAGAGTTTGTGTAAGTGTTAGTGCCCCCACCATCAATAGCCATTTGCAAAGCAACTTCTTCATTCTGAAACTGCGCCGCAACCCCATCATTTGTTGAGTTGTCTAAAGAAAGCAGTCTAGATGGTGACGAAGTGCCAATGCCCAGTTTGCCTGACGAATCAATACGCATCCGTTCTGAACCACCAGTACCGAATCCGACTGAAAAGCCAGAGTCAGGGGTAAACATACCTATTGCGCTAGAACCTTGAAATGAGTAGGCGGGTGCTGATGCTGTACCATTACCAGCTTTGACATTGCCGTTCACATCTAGCATTGCGCTAACAGGCGATTTTCCAATGCCAACAGCGTTATTGCCACCATCAACAAACAGCATATTTACATTGCCGTTAGACTCAACACGAAAATCTACATCAGCACTTGCTTCATTGAATACAGCACCACCATCTTGAGTTAATGCACCATCAATATCCACAACATCAAGATTAGTAGTGCCATCAATGTCTATGTCACCAGAAATATCTAGTGACCCAAATGACCCAACGCCTGTTGTCGTAATAGCAGATGAACCGTTGTCAATCGCGCCAAATCCGCTTGTGATGCTACCAGCATTAAGTGCGCCTGTTGTAACAATGCTAGAGCTACCAGCTACAGGGCTTAGAACACTAGCTATGGCAGTGCCGTTGATTGTTATAGCATCTGCTTCCAATGTGCCATCTACATCTACATTGCCACTTATGTCTAATGAAGCCGCCGCTATTTCACCACTTGCTGTAAGAGTAGTAATGTTAGGATTAGCACCACTGCCAGCCAATGACGCCATGTCAGCAATAACAGCAGACGTAGCTAACAAGTTCATGTCTGATATAATATCACTTGTAGCCAAAGCATTTAGATCGCTAATAATATCGCTAGTAGCCAGAGCGTTCATATCGCTAATAATGTCAGATGTAGCCAAAGCGTTCATGTCACTAACAATATCGCTAGTAGCTAAAGCATTAAGATCAGATACAATATCGCTAGTAGCTAATGTATTCATGTCAGATATAACATCGCTAGTAGCTAGCAAAGCCATGTCAGCAATGACATCTGATGTTGCTAACAATGCCATATCAGCTAAAACAGCAGATGCGGCAAGTGCATTAATGTTGCTAGTGTTTCCTGCAACAGCAGTAACATTGCTAGCTATGCCAGCTACAGTAGTTGTGTTAGCGGAAATCCCAGCAACGGTAGTTACATTTGCCGATATGCCAGCAACAGTGTTAATGTTAGCTGTAATTGCAGATAAAGAATTAACATTAGCAATAGTTGGTCCTGCTTCTGGTGCGCCAGTAGATGCGTTAAAACCTAGAACCGTTCCTACTCTGGATGCTTTTAGTGGCAGAGTCATAGCTACTGCGGAATCGCTATCTTCTAGTCTTAATGAGCGATCAACGTCATCTTTGCGGTCAGCAAATTGCGCTGTTATTTTATCGAGTTCCGTGTTGAGAGTTGCTATCTGAAACGAACCCTGTGCTGGGAAGTCAGTAGTGCGTTCAAGTGCAATGTCTCTGGTTATAACTACTGTGCTACCGCCTGTTGCGCCTGTTACGCTTATTGCAACCGCGCCTGTAGATCCATTGCCACCGCTTACAGTGTAATGTGTTGTTATAGTTTTTAGCGTACCATCTACATAAACCTTTAGGTCAGCACTAGCAAAAAACTCAAACGAAACCGTAAAGGAAGTTTGCGTTGCTCCCTGTGCTACGGTGTACGATACGCGTGGCGTATTGTCTGATAAGTTAATAGTCATGGCTAGATCCTACCTTTCATGTGGATATGGCTCAACTCACAATTAATAGCGTCCCCCAGCAAACGCTCTTGCTGTTTCATTTGTAGTGTCTTTTAAGAAATGTAATTGTGCAAATGGTAGTCTGCGTAACAAATCAGCACTACCCTCGCCATAATCACCACCTAAAAACTTTGCAACACCTCTGCCTACATCAACAGCATATGATGGACCAGCACCACCCACCGCTGTTATAGCATCCAGTGTGTTTTCTTTCTGATTAAACTTAGGTTTTATAATACCAGCACCAATATCAGGGCCGCCAAGAGCCATACTTATGCCCATAGAGGTATAAAATAAATCAGAGTATAGTGCCGCTACACCAGAAGCATCAAAAGATCTAGCAACCTTATCAGTAAGGCTCATTTGCTTCATTTGCCAATCTTTGTATTTAAGCTCCATGCTCATATAGCCCAAGCCCATAGATGCGCCAACAGCAATAGCGCGATTTTTAACCTGACCCTGTGCAATAGAAGCAGTAATTTTATTAGAGGCGGCAAAGCTATAAGATAAGAATTGGAATGGCATAGAAAGCAAAGCGTTTTCAATGCGAGCATAGCCTCTATATTTATTGTCCTGCTTCATGCCAAACTTTTCTGCTATGTGCATAGGTACATAAAACACACCATCAACAGCAATAGGTTTATCTGCTGGTGTACCCATAAGAACTGTATTGCCAATGCCGCTATTCATTGAAGCACGAAAATTTTCAACAGTGCCTTTGTTTTTCCACTCCATTGTATTTGGTAAATACAAACCGTTATCTGTCTTTTCCCAAGGCGAGTTAGCTATTTCTTTAGCTTCTTGCTTACCAATATTGTAACGAGCAAGGTAAGAGGTTTCAAAGTCAGATGCAGTTCCGTTAGTTACTTTTACAGAATAATCAATAAGCGTATGACCCCTAGCCATAGCGTCCATCTTTTTAAATATGGTTGTCATAGGTGCAACGCCATTAAGCATAAAGAAACCAGTACGCATCTTAGACATCAAACCATCATTTAAAGGGTTGTTGCTCATGTTTTCGCTAAAGCGCATGTGAGCATCACCTTTAAGTATATCTATTATTTCACCAGCAATACGCCCTTCTTTTGCTGTCATTCTTACTTTGCCATTATCCATAGTGGCAAACAAAGACTTCCAGATAGTACCCATTTCATGTTCCATCATGATCTTGGCAAAATCAGGTAAGGTAGAAAAACCAGCAGAACCTAGATAGTTCATCATGGCTAAATCTTTAAGAACAATGGCGGCTCTTAGGCTCATAGCTTCTGGATTACGAATTACTGTACCTTGCACACGATCATTAAGATGTCGAACATCGCGCATGTATGCGTTAATTTCTTGCTCACTTAAACCATTAGCAATTAGACCATCTTCAATTTCGTCTAGTTTGTCATCAAAACTTTTACCAAACTTTAATTGCAACTCATATTGTGGCGCAATCTTAGCTGTGTAAGTTTTCATTACTGTAATTGGATTCTGCTCAATAAAATCTACAACCAATTTATTTGGTATATCCACTTCACGATGACGAAAGTGTTTTGATCTGCCATAGCCATAAGATGCAACTGACTCTGCTGTAACATCATCAATGTCAATAATCTTATCTATAGTATCGTTTACTCTTTTTGCAACAGCCTCAGGGCTAGAAGATGTGCGTACTTGTGACCACTTGTTATCTTTCATTACATAAACATATGGATTGTTTTGATACCATGTTCTAAGTATTTCAAAAAATTCAGCACGATTGGCTTCTATATGTTTTTTATTCCAATAACGCGGATGAAACTTTTCTTCGTTTGCTGGCATTAAGCGTTGATTTTTCATAGACTCAACTTGCAAGTCAGCATTTTCTTTTTCGCTTTTTGCTTTAGAAACCATTTTTCTATTATGTGCTAACCGTCTATTTTCTAACTCAGTTCTATTTGGTTTGTTTTTAAGGCCATCAACTATTGATTGACGCTGTGCTATTTCACCATCAAGAATCATAGACCTGTTTTTGTAATGGCTTACACTGCCTATAAGACCAGTAGATGAAAGACGTTTTTCCCATTCTTCATAGTAGTTATCTAACAACTTCATAGCTTTTGATGCGGCTTCTGACTTTGGTGCTTCACCCTTCATCCGCATAACATTAACTTCTGTAATAAAGTCAAAGAAATTTGCTGATTTTTTTTCACGCTTTATTTTTTTAATTACACCTTCAACAGTTTCTTTTGCATTGTAATCAAGTATGGTTTGTCTGCCTTTGCCATACTCTTTGCCATATATGTTACGCAACTCATCATAGACTTGAACCCACTCACCATCGCGCATAGCGGCTTTTTGATACACAGAAGGTCCAACTCTAAAGCCTTTTGTGTGTAGATTTAGAAGTATGCCGCTATCACCAGCAATATCTAAGGCAAACTTTTTAGCTTCGTCAGTTATTTTTAAATTTTGCAATTGTCTTTTCATTGGTGTTGTTACAAACTTATAAGCCCAGCTATCAGTCCATAAGTTCTTAGGTAAAGAATAAGGATTGTTTATTTTTTTAATTTCAGCTTCATCTAATGATCGCGCGGCTTTTTCAGCAGAAAATAAATTAAACTGGTCTTGTCTGGCATTAAGTTGTTTCTGTGCAACATTAAGGCTTTCAGTAGCTTCATCTAAAGATGCCTTTGTCGTTTTCATATCGTCTGGTGTTACAGCTTTGTCATACTCTGTTTTACGCGCAGTAACAGTTTCTAATATGTCATCTACATTCTTTTGCATTGTTGCTATAACTCTAGGATCGTTATCTACAACAACATCAATCT